TCGGCCGCCTTCGGGATGTATTCAAAGGGCGGCAGTTCGTCTACGTCATTCTCCTCAGACGGCACGCAACGGGCCGGGTCAAGGCCGAGGGTCTCGGCCATCTCTTCGCGCTGCTCTTGCGTCCCTGCCGTCGTGAGGCGGAGTTCAAGGCGCATAAGCTCTTTGACGCGGGCGTTGGTCGGGGCCTCTAGTCCCACCTCTGTCTCCTCGCCTTCAAATGGTTGGTAGGTCTTATCAGTCATTTCGGTGTGTATTGGTCAGAGCCATCACCACGAAGAGCCGGCTTTGACGGGCTTGCCCCACTCACCTCCACGGCCAGGTAGTAGGTGCCGTCCGGTGTCGTGAAGTCCAGCGATGCCCGCCCGCCGCTGCCAGGATTGGCCGTCGCCGAGTCAATCACCGTCGTCTTGTCGGAGTCCAACGCTTCCAAGGAAAGCGTCTCCGTGCCGTCTACAGATGAGAAGTCCGCGCTCAGGGTGAGCTCTACGCCGTCGACCGGCCACGCGAGCGTCGTACTAATCGCCCCAGAAGAGCCGACCGGGGCCAAGGCATTGCGGGTGAGGTAAACGCCGTGAGAAGCCTTGTCGCCCGCGTCACGGCGCATCATGTAGTCGGCGCGAACCAATGCGGCCTCACCGGGACTCAGCGTGTCAGTTGGGACGATGCGGCTCGGCTCGGTCCACTGGATCACCGCGTCCTCAAGGACGGCGACTCCCTGCACCTCCTCTTGGGCGGTCATCCAGCCCTCAGCGGTGGGAAGCCCCGCCAAGTCGAAGGCCGAAAGCTCCCATGTACTGTTGAAGGACGAGAAGATCGTCTGTCCCTCACTGTCGGCGTCTCGGTCAGGCACTTGCCGCGGGGAGACGGACGTTTCCTCGCTCACGTCGCGCACAAACACCCGCTCGGCGGGTGAGGGCGTGTCGTTGAGGAGGCCGAACCGGTGGAGCGTGCTGCTAACGTAGGACATAGGCAGGCAGTGCTGTAGCAGGCAGAACGCGTAGAGCGGTTACACCGGCCGCTGCACGCCGTTGTACTCGCTGTGCTGGAAGTCCAGCCGCCCGACCACGAGGTCATCGTCGGTGCCGGCATCAAGCTCCGGATACACCACAGGACGCACCTCAATCCACGTCGACCCGTCTGGAAGCTGCATAGTCCCGTCTTGCAGCGTGAGCCGAACGTAGATGAAGTTCCGCTGCACCATCTCCTCTTCCAGCGTATTGGAACTGTTGAGGGTGTCGGTGAAGCAGAAGTCGTAGTCAAAGATGGCAATTGACCCCGGCAGGCGCGACACCGTAAAGACGGTCTGCTGCTCCGTGTCCTGCACAGAATCAGATACCTCTACCGAAATATCCTGCTCCCCGCCCTCAACCTCCGTCGTGGAGATCGCGCCGGTGGAGCTGTCTTGGCTGTTGGCCTCTACCTGCTGAAGCCGTGAGTTTTTGTACGTAGCCATGGGTTATCCGTAAATTTGCGTCTGGTTGACGAGAAGCGAGATCGCATCGAGCATGATGCTGGTCTCGCCCTGCTCAAAGTGCTGCCGCTGGCGGCCTGTCTTCTCCATCTCTCCCTCGTGCCCGCTACCTGGGAGCGTCGTGCCGAGAAGTTGGTCGAGGTAGGCGCTACGGAGGCCGTCCAACTCACCCCGGGCGTCTTCTCGGTCGCGTGGATCAGGCCCGCTCTCGACGGCGATGTAGACGATGTACTCAATGCCGACGTTGCTGTAAATCCGGCCGCTGGTCGAATCAGAGTCGTGGTCGTTCTCCTGCTCCCGTGGGTCCAGCGCCCATGCAGGCTGATCCTCGGCCGGCAGCTCCGTCCACGTCGCCTCGGGCGTCACGCTGCGAAAGTCCGACACGGCATTCGCCGCGTCTTCCAGAAGCCCTCTTGGGTCGGCGGGGTCGTGGTCGGCCATTACCCTGAGAACAGATTATCAGCTATCGCGTCTTCCAGCATCTCCGGCGTGTCCCGTGCTAATTTCTTGGCAGGCCCCGTGAGAAAGTCCTGCGGGTCCGTGCCTTCACGGGCGATCTTCTTCTGCACGGCGTAGCCCGCGCTTGCGTCACCGAGTTTCCGGCGTGCCCACGCCTTTAGCGGCGCAATCGGCGCCCAGTGCGGCGGTGTCCCGAATTGCACGTAGGGCGCGTGCTCGGCATCTGGCCCCACCTCCATCTGGACGGTGTTACCGTCTTGGTCCACCTTCGTGTTGACGGAGCCCTTGAGGTCGCCCTGGTCGTTTATGCCCTTAAAGTCGATGACCTTGCTAATTAGCCGCTCGCCCTCCCGCATCCCGATGGCACGCATCTCCTTCGCCACCACATCGGTGAGGGCGTTGCCGCTGATAAGGCCGATCTGCTTCCGGACGCTCATATGCCCCACACGGTGCCGCTTGCGTCAATGAGGTCGTCTAGGATGTCCTTGGCCTGTTGCCGCAGGCGCCCCTGCACTTCCTCAAGTTCGCCCTGAGAAAGCAACTGCCGGATCGTGGTCTGCTGGTTGACCATGCCCAAATCCCGAACAAGGCCGCCCTTCTCAGAGAGGCGCAGTCCGGCTCGGTTGCCGATGTAGCTGGCAAAGGCCATGAGGGCCTCGGCCTGCGCTATGCGGTCGTATTCGTCGTCTCCGGCCGCCTTGTTGGCCTCCACATCGTCGTACTTCCCTTCCGTCACGAGGCCACGCACCTCTCGCTCTGCGAGGGACGCATTCAGCGGGTTGGCGACCTGAAGGGCAACCTCCAGGTCTAGCTCCAACCAGTTTCGAATGTCTTCCGCTGAAAAGAGCGCCATCAACTCGCGTTGAGCTGGTCTGCATTTGCTTGCGCGGCCCGTTTGGATCGGGCGCTGTGACCGTCTACCCGCCCGCCTGCCTCCGTGTCAATGACTGGATACCAGCCATTGTCGGTTGGTTCTCCGACCTCGTACCGCACGTCTTCGCCTGAGGGCAGTGGCCGTACCTCGGCCCCGGCCGCCTCGTAGGCGCTGCGGATCTCTTGGTCGTCGGTGTAGACCACCGGAAAGTCCTCCGTCTCCCCCGCCCAGTGCTGGGCCGAGCGGTACTGCACTGGCTCGCCCAGGGTGGGCGGGGTTGCAGACGGATCAGAGAGGTAAAGCAGGGAGGCCATAACAGGGGGTTTTAGGCGTGCTCAACAACGACGCCGGGGAAGTCCTTGAAGTTGCCCACCACCGAGTCCCAATTGGAGCCGGTGCCGAGGGCCGAGTCGGCCGGGTTGCGCCCGCCGTTCGTCTCGTCCCAGCTAAAGCCCTTCATGGACAGGGTGAAGTCGTGCTCCCCCTGCATCTCGACGGTCACGTTTTCATTCCCCGTCTTCAGGTCTTCGAACATTTCCATGGTGCGGGTCTCCTGCACCTGGAAGGCCATCTCTTGCAGGAGCAGCGTGTAGTAGCTGTCCGTGCCGGCGGAAATGCCGTCCGTGTTGACCAGCTCGTCGGAGTCGGTTACGATCACGGTGCGGCCGAACGAACCGACATCGTTGTTGTAGATCGTGGCAAACTCCACCTGGTCGCCCGACGCAGACACATTGTTGCCCACCAGGTCCTCAAAGGGCTTGGAGTGCATCACCGCTACCGACAGCGCCTGCCGCCGGTCGCCAAACTTACCCAGCCCCTCGTTCATGAGGGCGTTGTCGAGAGTGTTGGACGCAGAGCTCGACTTGTCGAGGAACGTATCGGACTGCCCCTGAAGCGCCGCGACAAGGCAAAGAACGGCCGTGTTGGTGTAGTCGGCCGCGATGTCTTCGCCCGCCTGGTTGCCGATGATAACCGACATCTCTTCGCGGCTGAGGCCCGCGTCCCGAATCGAGTCAACGGACTGCTGGATCGGGTCCGTGCGCCGCTTGACGCGCACGTCAATGTCGTCGGTCTGCGTCAGGGCCTGCGGCGTCACCGAGCTGTTCGACGTGTCATCCCGCCGCACAGACAGGTTCGAGAACCGATCCACAAAGCGCGTCTTCTGGAAGTCGGCCGTCGAGCCCTCGGTCACAAGTTCAAGCGCCCCGCCGGAGTTGGCGTTGAAGACATCGACGTTCTGGTCCAGCGTCTCCCGGAGGCCGGCGTTGAAGAACTCCGGCCGAATGATGATATTTGAGGCGTTTCCAATCGCCATTGGTTTAGGTCGCTGTTATGAGCGGTACGTGAGCGCACCGCCGGGAGCGCTGGCCGCCGGTGCTACGTGTTGATGTCAGGGTCGGCCTCCATGGCCTTCACCTTTTCCGTGGTGCTCATCTCGCTGCGCTCCTCTGGGCTCAGGTCCGACCAAGCTTTTGATCGCCCGGTGCCGGACCCGCCAAACCCAGAGCCGGTCGTCTTTTCCTGTTCAGCGCGGTAGTCGTCCCAAGCGTCTCGTTCAAAGTAGTCTGCAATCGTGGCGTATGTGCGATTCTCGTCGGACGGCGCCGGAATCCGGTTGCCGTCGCTGTCCAGCGGCACAAGATCGCCGTCATCGGTGCGCTCGGTGCGTCCCTCCAACATCGCGTGAATGGGCGGCCGCGTCCCGTCTGGGGCGTCTAGGAACCGCTCGTCAATGTCTGCGGCTCGGGCGGCCTGCTCAATCGTCTGCTGGCGGTCGCGCTGGTCGAATGTCTGGAGTTTTTCCTGGTACTCGGTAAGCTCGTTTTCCAGCTTCTCTTTCTCGGTCTGGAGCCGCTGCACCCGCTCGTCATCGGTGCCGTGCTCCTCAAGGACCCGCTGTACGTGGTCCTCGTCACTCAGAAGCTGCTCGGATGCCTCCTCGCGGTCGATCTTTCCCGACGTGCGGCGCTGCATCTCTTCCTCAAAGTAGTCCTTCCGCACGTAGTCGCCGCTCGGCCCGATCTGGTCCTCGGACAGC